AGCGGGGTATGTTGGGGTATGCAGAGGGTGGTTTAGTGCAGGACGCGGGGAGTGCTGTGCCTGTTTCCTCTCTTGTGACAACGCCTGACCCGCTTGCGCCGGCGCAGTTTGGTGCTACGCAGTTTGGTGCTACGCAGTTTGCTCCTCGCCCGCTTCGCCCTACCTATGGGGCGTTAAACGCGGACATTGCTGGTCTTCGGTCGCAGAGGCCGATGTTTGGGACGACTCCTTCTAGCGGATTTAGCCCGATGTTCCCTGTTACGCAAAGACCGATGTTTGGGCAGGTACCGCAAAGCGCGTACAATTTTACTGCTCCGGCGCCTCAAGTGCGCGCGCCTACTCAGGCGAACAACGATGTAAATGATTTCTACGCGCGACAGGCGCAGTTAGCCGAATCCATTCGTGCGGCGGACAGTGCCCAGAGGCGAGCGACGATGGACGCCATTGCGCGGCAGCAGTTTGAGGCAAGAATGCAGGCAGACCTTCTGTCGCCCAATAGTTACGCGCGTAGCGGTGGGGGCGGTAGCAGTGTGGTAGGTGTGACGACTCCTGGTGGTAGCGGGAGTGCAGCCGGTGCAACGGTTTCAGACATTAACCGCTTATACAGGGAGCTGTTGGGGCGTGATGCGGACCCGACTGGACTTGCTGCGAACAAGGGTGCGTCTCTTGACGTCATTCGTAAAAGCATCATGGATTCTGCTGAGTATAAAGCGAAGAATCCGGGCGGTGGTAGTGGCGGCAGTGGTAGTGGCGGCAGTGGTAGTGGTGGTAGTACGGGAACCTCAGATATCACACGTCTATACCAAGAGTTACTAGGTCGTGCGCCAGACCCGACTGGGATTGCCGCCAACCAAGGCGCCTCTGCGGAAGCGATTCGTCAAAGCATTTTAAATTCTGCTGAGTATCAGTCTAGGAATGCGGGTGGTGCCGGGGGTGGTGGAGGCGGAATCGAGGCTCTGTATCGTCAGATGCTAGGTCGTGCGCCCGATCCTACGGGAATTGCTGCAAATGTGGGGCAGTCTGACGAGGCGATTCGCCAAAGCATTGCTGCTTCGCCCGAATATCAAGCTCGAAACCCCAACATCGATACGATATCTAATGTATATCAAGAGTTACTAGGTCGTGCCCCAGATCCTACAGGGATTGCTGCAAATCAAAACGCGTCAGAAGAAGAGATACGGCAAAGCATTTTAAATTCTGCTGAGTACCAAGAACAACGGCCTTGGTACAACGACAATACTGGCTAGTAACACAACAAGGTTTTATAAATGCCTATAGAAAAAAGCATTAATCCTGCTCCGCTTACGGTTGAGATTGAACAGCCCGATATGCCTGACGTTGAAATCATCTTAGAAGATGATGGCGGCGCTACGATTGAGCTCAGTCAGCAAGAGGATAATGAGATAGGTTTCTACGGTAACCTTGCTGAGGTTATTGATGATGGCGAGCTGTCGCACATATCGATTGAATTAATGTCGATGTTTGAGGCGGACAAGTCTGGTCGAGGCGACTGGGAGCAGATGTACTCCAAGGGCTTAGATCTATTGGGGCTAAAGCTTGAAGAGCGCACTAAACCGTTTCGCGGTGCGGCGGGCGCGGTGCATCCCATGCTGACCGAGGCGATTGTGCAGTTTCAGTCTCAGGCAATGAAGGAATTAATGCCTGCGGGCGGTCCCGTGCGCACGCAGGTCGTGGGCAAAGAGACGTTGGACAAGGCGCAGCAGGCCTCCCGTGTCCAAGATTTCATGAATTACCAGATCACAACGGTCATGAAGGAGTACACACCGGAGTTTGATCAGCTTTTGTTTTACACAGGTTACGGCGGCTCGGCATTTAAGAAGGTCTATTACGACGAGCAGCTTGAGCGCATGGTGAGCAAACTCTGTTTGCCCGATGACGTGTATATCCCGTACTGGGGCTCAAGCGTCATGAGCCAGTGTTCGCGGATCACGCATCGCATTGCAATGGATTCTAATGAATTTCGCAAGCGCGTGGTGGCTGGGCAGTACTTAGATGTCAATGTTTCTTCGTATGGCGTGCCCTCTGACGCAAGCCAGATCCGTTATTCGGTGGACAAGCAGACGGGCGTGGTGGAGTCGGGCTCCCCGGAAGAGCTTTTCTTACTGGAATTCCAAGTAACCTTGGACATTCCTGGCTTTGAGGATTTAGACGAAGATGGCGAGCCCACGGAGATTAAGCTGCCCTATGTGGTGACGCTTGACGAGTCCAGTGGGCGCGTGATTAGCGTGCGACGTAACTGGGAGGAAGGGGATTCTCGGTGCGCTCGCCGTGAGTATTTTGTACATTACGTTTTAGTTGAGGGGTTGGGCGCATACGGCTTGGGTTTTGTACATTTAATTGGTGGATTATCCAAGACCGCAACGGCAGCACTGCGTCAATTACTGGATGCAGGCACGTTGGCGAATCTGCCGGCGGGTTTTAAGGCCAAGGGCGCGCGGATCGCGGACGATGATCAGCCGATCCAGCCAGGCGAATGGCGTGACATTGACGCGGGCGGTGCGGAGTTAACGTCTTCGTTATTGCCGCTACCTTATAAAGAGCCCTCGCAGACGTTATTTCAGCTTTTGGGTTTTACCGTAGAGGCGGGTAAACGCCTAGCAAGCACAGCGGATATGCAGGTAGGGGATGGGAATCAGAATGCGGCGGTAGGAACGACTATTGCATTGCTTGAGCGCGGCTCGATGGTGATGTCTGCGATCCACAAGCGGATGCATTATGCTCAAAAGATGGAGTTTGAGATGCTTGCCAGAGGTTTTGGAGAGTATCTTCCCGAAGAGTATCCGTATGACGTGCCAGGCGCTTCGCGGTCCATTAAAAAACAAGACTTTGGCAAGATGGTGGCGGTGTTGCCGGTGGCAGACCCCAATGTGTTTTCCACGGCACAGCGTATTACGCTTGCTCAGACACAACTGCAGTTAGCGCAAACCGCCCCTCAAATGCACAACATGTATGAGGCGTATTATCGGGTATATGCTGCGCTAAATGTTCGTGATATTGACGGTATTTTGCGCCCCCAAAATACGCAATTGCCCAAGGACCCCGCTTCAGAGAACGCCGACGTATTGGATGGCATGGAACTCAAGGCGTTTGCGGGTCAACAACACGATGCGCACATTGTGTCGCATTTGATTATGGGTCTGTCTCCGATTCTTGGTGCTATTCCAATTGCTTCTGCAACTTTGCAAAAGCATGTTTTTGAGCATGTTCGCATTAAAGCTGAAGAAGAGACTGAGGCCGAGATTTTCATGAACTACGGCAGCGATCCTGACCACATGGTTTCTGCCATTCAAAGAGAGGGCATGATTGCCATAAAATGTGCTCAATTTATGCAAGAAGTACGCGAGACGCAGAATCAACTTTCAGGGGGCGGCGCACCTGACCCTGTTGTTGCGCTTAAAGAAAAGGAACTTGAGCAAGATGCGGCCAAGGACCAAGCTGATCTCAAGATTGACCAAGAGCAGATTGCCATTGATCGTGAAAAGCTTGCACAAAGCGACAAATCTACGCAAATGCGCGTGCAAACCCAACAAAACATTGCTAATCTACGCGCAGAAGTTGGCCGCGAACGGGCGCAGATTCTTAAAGAAGGAATGGAGAGACGTAATGCCTCTTAAAAAAGGAACAAGCAATACTGTTGTCAGCAAAAACATTTCCGAAATAATGAAAAGTTATGGAAAGTCTGGCACGATAGGCGCGAGTACTCCCCGCAGCAAGGGTAAAGCCATTAAACAGGCTGTTGCAATTTCTCTTTCAAGTGCGGGCAAGACGGAAAAAATGAAGACGGGTGGCGCAGTCAAGGGACGCATGGGCCCTGTGGCCACGGTCAAGAAACGTGATGGCAACAAGGCTGTTAAAATTTACTAAGCATTAAAGACGTTGTTTAATTAAATGCCTTCAGACGGTGGCTTGTAACTGTCTGCCTAACATGGAATAGACCATGCTTGAATTTGCAGAGGCAGTCCTGAAAGAAATCAGGAAACTGCAGCAGGACTCCGAGGCGATTGTGTTGAATGGCACGATTGCGGACATGGAACGATATCGCTTCATGATGGGACGTCTTGAGGGCTTAAAACTCGTAGAACAATCCGTAAAGATTCTTGTTAAACGGAATTCTCAAGATGATTTTTAACCCAAAAGGAGTGTCCAATGGAAGTTAACGCAACACTTACTGCGCTTGAGCGTAAGTGGCAAGAGGAGTCCGCGAATCGTGGCCCTCAACTCGCTGATGCCTATACTGCAGAGGGGGATTTTGATCCTTCTAAGCTGCCCGATGAGGTGATGAATAGAATTCCTCAACCCACAGGCTGGCGAATTGCCATTTTGCCCTATCGTGGTGCCGAAAAATCCAAAGGCGGGATCGTCTTGGCGGAAGAAACCCAAAAACGTACACAACTAGCTACGACTTGTGGCTATGTGTTAAAGATGGGTGATTTAGCTTATAGCGATGAAAGCAAGTTTCTCCATGGCCCTTGGTGCAAGGAAGGGGATTGGATTATTTTTGGGCGTTACGCAGGTTCCCGTATTTCAATCGATGGTGGTGAAATACGCATTTTGAACGACGACGAGATTATCGGGATCTTAAATGATCCGTCTGATATCTTGCACATGTAAGGAGTATTTAATATGAACGAAGAACTTGAATACAATGTTGGGGAAAATGAAACAGAAACAACGGTTGAGATGGATGAAGAAGGTAAAGCAACCGTTGTTAATGAAGAATCTGCAGCCGTTCGGGTAGAGGACGGTACTCACCAAAATGGTGGGGAGCTAGAAGACTATAGCGAAAAAGTTAAAAAACGGATTGATAAACTTACTGCTCGTTTACGCGAGACGCAGCGCCGAGAGGAGGCTGCCATTGCTTACGCCAAAAACGTACAGCAACGCGCGCAACAACTTGAGGAACAATTTCACCGTACAGATGCCGAGCGTTTATTACAAACACGCAGCAGAATTGACACAGAAGCCTCTACTTTACGGCAAATTGTTAAAAAAGCCCGTGAAGAAGGCGATACTGATACGGAAATTGAAGCGCAAGAGCGTTTGTCAAACATTTTGTATGATCAAAGACGTGTTCTTGATGCGGAAGAGCAGCGTAAAGCTACTCAAGCACAGCAACAACAACAGCAAGTTGCTTATCAGCAACAGCAAGCGGCTGCTCAACAACAGCGTTCCCAACCCGATCCGCGTGCAGAGGACTGGGCTGAACGCAATGATTGGTTTGGCCGCGATGTGGCCATGACGGCTGCTGCCAGGGGAATACATATTCAGCTTGTTCAAGCAGAAAGATTTGACCCCACGTCAGATGAGTACTATGATGAGTTAGATCGCCGTGTCCGCGATGCTTTCCCACAGAGGTTTTCTGGTGGAAACAGCGCAGGGACGACGCAAAATAACAGAGCCAACCGACCCGTGCAAACGGTTGCGCCTGCCACCAGATCTTCTGGGATTAATAATTCCGCACGCCGCACTGTTCGGTTAAGTCCGAGTCAAGTTGCGATTGCTAAAAAACTGAATGTTCCTCTTGAGGAATACGCAAAGTACGTTAAGGAGTAGGCCATGAGTGATGTCAATATACCTAAACTGAATCGCACCCCACGCACGATGGAAACTCGTGAAAAGGATGCGCGACGCAAACCATGGGCTCCACCGTCACGCTTAGACGCGCCTCCCGCACCAGATGGATATAGGCACCGTTGGATTAGGTCTGAGGTTAACGGAACGGAGGATCGGATCAATGTTTCCTCTAAACTTCGTGAAGGGTATGAGTTGGTTCGCGCCGACGAACACCCTGACTTTCAATCCCCTTCGGTAGAGGATGGCCGAAACGCTGGTGTCATTGGCGTAGGAGCTTTACTACTAGCTAGAATTCCTAATGAAACTGCGGAAGAGCGTAAACAGTATTATGCTGCACGTACACATGACCAGCTAAAATCTGTTGATAATGAACTGTTGAAGACGAATGCACATTCATCTATGAAAATCAACCGTCCAGAAAGACAGACAAAAGTATCCTTCGGCGGCCCCAAGGACGCTGAATAACTCTTAAAGGAAAGACAAAATGGCAAACGTAAATAAGCCTTTTGGTCTAAAGGCTCTCGGCAACTTATCTGCAACTGGCGCACAGAAGCAGTATGGTTACGTGATTGCAAATGGCCAAGCAGGAGCAATTTTTCAAGGTGACCTTGTTACCGTTTTTGACGGAAGCTTGGTTCAATTTAATCCCTCTACACACACTGCGGCAGTGGGCGTGTTTAATGGTTGTTTCTACAACGATCCAACCACACAAAAGCCTACCTTTAAAAACTTTTATCCCGGCAGTATTACAACCACTATTGGTAACATCACGGCCGATGTCATTGATGATCCTAGCCAGTTATTTATCATTCAGGCTGATGCAAGCGTGACGCAGGTACAAGTGGGTTTTAACGCAGATGTGGTTGCGGGTACAGGTAACACCACTACGGGTGTGTCGGGCATGGAATTAGCGGGTACTCCTGCTAAAACTGCAGCTTTGAACTTGAAGATTGTTGGTTTGTACAACGTCCCAGGTAATGAGTTTGGTGCCAATGCCGTTTTGGTGGTGAAGATTAACGAGCATCTCTATGGCAGCGCTGGTGTTGCCGGACAAGGAGTCTAATCATGGCAATTTCCCGTGCACAACTAGTAAAAGAACTTGAGCCAGGTCTTAACGCCTTGTTTGGTCTTGAGTACAAAAACTACGATAAACAACATGAAGAAATTTATGATATTGAATCGTCGGATCGTGCTTTTGAAGAAGAGGTAATGCTTTCTGGTTTTGGTGAAGCTCCTGTAAAGACTGAAGGTGCTGGCGTTTCATACGACCAAGCGCAAGAAGCCTACACAGCGCGTTACACACACGAAACGATTGCTTTAGCCTTCTCTTTGACCGAAGAAGCGGTTGAGGATAACCTCTATGATCGTCTCGCAGCTCGTTACACTAAGGCACTTGCTCGTTCAATGGCTACAACCAAGCAGATCAAAGCAGCAGCGGTTCTGAATGGTGCTTTCACAACCTCTATTGGTGGTGATGGCAAGCCTCTCTGTGCTTTGGATCACCCGACCGTAGGTGGGCCTGACCTGAAGAACGAACTTACAACTCCTGCTGACTTGACGGAAACTTCACTTGAACAGTCTCTAATTGACATCGCTGCTTTTACAGACGAGCGTGGCTTGAAGATTGCGGTTCAAGGTCTGAAGTTAGTCGTTCCTAAAGAACTACAGTTCACTGCGGATCGTATTTTAAAGTCTACTCTGCGTGTTGGTACGGCAGACAATGACATTAATGCTATTCGTAACATGGGCATGGTTTCGCAGGGCTACACTGTCAATAATTACCTAACTGATCCTGATGCATATTTCATCCTTACCGATGCTCCTAACGGTATGAAGATGTTTGAGCGTGTCAGCATGAAGACAGGTTTTGAAGGTGACTTCGATACTGGTAACGTGCGTTACAAAGCCCGTGAGCGTTACTCATTTGGCTTTTCTGATGCCAGAGGTATTTTCGGTTCTCCTGGTACGCCTTAAACTAGTCAAAAGCTAGTTCTAGGGTTTCTGCCCCCTCTTCGGAGGGGGTTTTTATTTTTTGCTTTCCTTAATTAAAAATGGTATAAATATAATATCTGGGAATCCCCAGTTTCACTGACCGCCCCAGCGGACGATGCAGAGACAGTGAGACAGAGTACTGCATATACAGGAGCCTATCATGGCATCAACCACCTTCTCCGGTCCAGTCACGTCCACAAACGGTTTTATCGGTGATCTTACCGGTAACGTCACAGGCAACGTCACAGGCAACGTTACAGGCAACGTCACAGGCAACATCGCTGGCACTGGTTCAGTTACACACGCCTCTACCTCGGCTATTAACGCTACAGCTACGGCTACAGCAGCACAAGTTGCGACTGGCTACATTACCTCTACTTCCGTTGCTGCAACGGCAATTACGCTTCCTACAGGCACATTGCTTGGCGCAGCTCTTGGTGCGGTTCGTGGCACTGTGTTTGATCTTTATGTTGACAACACTCTTGGCGCAAACATCGTAACCATGGTTGTTGCTGTAAACGGCATTTTGTCTACAGCGGCTGCGGACACCCCCGGAAGCTTTGGCGACTTGACTATTGCTGCGGGCGCAACCGGTATTGCTCGCTTTACGCTAATGTTTGCAAGCGCAACTGCCTACGTGTTTACACGCACAGCTTAATTAGCCGCCCACTTCGGTGGGCTTTTGTGTTTATAGGAGCTAATGATGAGCTTTGCAAGTGACATCTCAGCAGTCAGCAAGACTGCAACAGCACAAGCCGTAGATGGACGCACGCGTTTAGCGGGCCTGTACTTTACCCATACTGCCACCGCTGCCACGCTTACTTTACGTAGTGGTGGCGCTGCCGGCACGGTTTTGTTTACTGTCACTTCGCCTGCTGTGGCGGGGTCTCAAAACATTATTATTCCCGATAATGGAATTTTGTTTACCGACGGTATCCACTTAACGCTCAGTAGTGTCAATATTACTAGCGTGACGGCTTTGTTCGTGGGCGGCGCTGCTGCATAATGGCTAAGAAAACCCCCTCTCTGTCTGTCGGACGCGGGGAGAAGTTGCCTGTGTCCAAGGGGGCGGGACTAACTGCCAAGGGTCGCGCAGTTTACAACAGGGCAACAGGATCTAATCTTAAGGCTCCGGCACCAAATCCAAAAACCAAGGCAGATGCGGGGCGCAAGAAGTCTTTTTGCTCTCGCATGGGGGGTATGGCGGGTCCAATGAAGGATGAAAAGGGTCGCCCCACTCGTAAGGCTGCTGCTCTTAAACGCTGGAAGTGTTGACATGTACTTGACCAGTAACATCCCGTATTTTAAGTGCTGGGTAAGAAAAGAGTTTACCAATGGGCACCAGAAATACCAGGGTGAGTTTATTCATGCATTGGCGGTGGCTGTTACAACCATTCCTGATCGCAGTTTAAGCTTTCAGGTCATTTTTACTGGTTGCGAAGCGGATGACGGCAGTCAAGAGAATGTGCATGGCGGAGCGATGTGGGCAAGAATGCCCTTGGCGGCACTAGTGGGAGACATTCCACTTGAGAACTGGCCAGACCGGATGCTTAATCACTTGTCGCAGCCTTGGGATTGCAACTCATACAATCATTCAATCATTAGCCTAGAGCGCGCAAAGCCCTCGCCTTGGATATGCAAGATAAATAACGAGTTTTTCATAGGCAGATATTTGTTTACAGTAGATTATGCAGAGAGCGAAGTGTCGGAAGACCCCTCACAGCATAAACAAAGCCATGTGTTAATTTTGACGGATGCAGGGAAGTGGACAGGTAATGTGGTTGCATTACCAAATAATCGGGTAAGGGTGACAAGCCCTGCATACTGGGTAACTGGCAAAGGTGCGCCAGACTTTAGGCCTAATCAGTGGATTCATTGTGCCGAGCAGGATGATTCGTACATGGATCCTACGCAAACATTTAACAATTTGTACAAGGAGTAGTAAAAATGATGAATTCAAAAATGATGGCAAGCGGTGGCATGATGAAAAAGGGTTACGCTGCGGGCGGCGCCGTTAAGAAAAAGGAAGCTGCAACAGGCGCCATGAAAATGGTTGAAAAGAACGGCAAAAAAGTTCCTGCATTTGCGGCCGACGGCGTGGGTAAAATGGCCAAAGGCGGTATGGCAAAAACAAAGATGATGGCGTCAGGCGGCATGATGAAAAAAGGGGCTGCCTCTGGCGGCGCTAAAGGTAAAAAGTAATGACAAAAACAGTCCTGTAAGTTATTCTGACAGGGCTGTGTTTAAAGGGCATTGCCATGAAAACTTGTCGCGGAATGGGTGTGATTTTAACTTCCAAAATGCCAAAAGGTAAGGCAAAGTCTCGCTCAGAGAATACGGATGTTTCGGGGTATGCGAAGGGCGGCGAAGCTAAGTCTAAAGTAAACGCTGCAGGCAACTACACCAAGCCTGGTCTACGCAAGCGCATCTTTAACGCTGTAAAGGCAGAGGCCACAGCAGGAACAGGCGCTGGGGAATGGTCGGCCAGAAAAGCACAAATGGTTGCACAACGCTATAAAAAAGCGGGTGGTGGGTATCGTGATTAAAAAGCCGCAACAGTCCCTAAAGGATTGGGGAAAACAGGATTGGGGTACAAAAAGTGGAAAAAAGTCTTCTGAGACGGGTGAGAGATACCTTCCAAAGGCTGCAATTAAAGCTTTGAGCCCCGCTGAGTATGCCGCTACTACGCGTGCAAAACGAAAGGGCAAGGCAGCAGGAAAGCAGTTTGTGGCACAACCGAAAAAAATTAGCGCAAAAGTCAAACCCTTCAGAAAGATTACGTAAACAACTATTAAAGGAAATAATCATGGCCGGACGTGGAATGGGTGCTGCAACTAAAGGCGGCGGAGCGGTTGGAACGGGTCCTCGGAACAAGATGCTGAAGGAAACTTCGCAGACTACGGGTCCTGTAATGATGAAAAATGGCGGTGCTGTTAATCAACACAAGCGCATGGCCATGGGCGAAAAAATTGCCATGAAGCATGGCGGTGCGGTTAAAAAGCACAAAAAATCGGCGTAAATAGATAATGGCCACCTCAGGAACAACCAACTTTAATCTACAGATCGACGATCTAATAGAAGAAAGTTTTGAGCGCTGTGGAATACGGATGACAAATGGTTATCAGTTAACTAGTGCTCGTCGTTCTATGAATTTGTTGTTTTTAGATTGGGCAAGTCGAGGGTTAAACCTCTGGACTATTGAAGAGGCAACCTTTCCCTTAGTTCAAGGCGATAGCGAGCTTATTCTAGCAACGGATACGGTTAACGTATTATCTGCGGTTATCCGTTTAGTCGGTCAAGGTCCTAGCACTGATATTACGATTGATCGAATTAGTCGAGAAGAATACCTAAATGTGCCCGATAAGACAACGCAGGCACGTCCCTCTCAGTACTATGTACAGCGTTCTGATCCCACAACGGTTTACTTGTATCCTGAAGCGGATCAAAACTATACTTTTGTTTACTACCGCATACGTCGCATTGAAGATGCAGGGGCTTACACTAACACAGCGGATGTAAACTTTAGATTTCTGCCGTGTTTGGCAAGTGGAGTAGCGTATATGTTGTCTTTGAAATACGCGCCAGAACGCATGGTTTCTTTAAAACAAATATACGAAGAAGACTTTCAACGCGCAGCTTTGGCTGACCGCGACACTGCAAGCGTGCATTTTGTTCCTGATTTAGGGTTCTAAAATGAGCTTTGCAACCGGAAAATTTTCTTACGGTCTTTGCGATTACTGTGGTCAGCGTTACTCGTACAATGTTTTGCGCAAGAACTGGCGTGGTTTTATGGTTTGCCCAGAGGATTACGAGCCAAAAGAGCCGCAGCTTGAGCCTTTAAAGTATCGCGGGGACTCAATTGCTTTACGTGATCCGCGCCCAGATCGTATTGAACCGCTATCTGTCTTTGTAGGAGCTCCTGGTTTTACCGCATTTCAAAGTTTAGGAAGTGCAAACGGCGGCACAAATATGCAGCCCTATCCTCCTTCTACTACTGTAGTAGGATTCAGCGCAGTGGGTAAAGTTACAGTGGTGATCACATGAACTATAGCGAATTAGTTACCAACATCCGCAACTACACTGAGGTAGATTCCAATGTATTTTCATCTACGGTAATAGACACTTTTATTACTTTTGCAGAAAATAGAATTTTGCGTGATATTGATCTGGATGTGTTCAAGCTTGAGGTATCAGGGGCACTGACTAGCGGAAATAAGTTTTTGACGGCGCCTTCAGACATTTTGACGCATCGCTACATGATGATTACGTCAGGCACCGATCAGATTTTTTTGGATTTTCGTGATACTTCTTTTATGAAAGAGTATTGGCCAAACGGCGCTACTACAGGCACGCCAAAATATTATTCGGTATGGAATCAAAATACTTTTTATGTTGCGCCTACGCCAAGCGCAAATTTTAGTGTAGAACTTGGTTATATTTACCGTCCTGCACAACTCTCTCCTGCAACGCCCACGACTTGGACTAGCACAAACGCTCCCGAAGCGCTTTTTTATGCCTGTTTAATTCAAGCGTACAGCTACACTAAAGGTCCATTAGAAATGCTTCAGTATTTTGAAAACAGTTATAAACAAGCTGTTCAAGGCTTAGGTATTGAGCAACAAGGCCGTCGTCGTCGTGACGAGTACAGAGATGGAATGGTGCGTATCGCACTTAAATCAGAGAGCCCATAATCATGAATTTAGATTCAGCTTCTGTTTTAGTAAAAAAAGTTCAGGTAGCTACTACCAGCGGACGAGGGCATACCCCTGAAGAGCTGGCTCAACACATGGTAGATAAAATTGTGCATGTAGGAAGTAACAGCCACCCTGTAATACGTGATCAAGCTGTTGCATTCAAAGAAGCAATAAAGCAAATTGGATTATTTTACTTACAACAGGCCGTAATTCAGGACCGCACAACAATTGCATATAAATTGCGTGAAGCTGGATATCCTGATTTAATACATCTTTTAGGGGAATAAAATGGCATTTACAGGTAATTTCATGTGCACAAGTTTTAAAACGCAGATCCTAGAGGGTGCACACGATTTTCGCACTTCGGGTGGCGACATTTTTAAACTTGCCATGTACGACAATAGTGCCTCCTTTACTGCAGCCACCACTGTGTACACTGCGACAAACGAAGTAGCAAACTCAGGCACCTATGCTGCAGGCGGTGGCACACTGACTAACGTCACGCCAACTTCTGGCGGCACAACGGCGTTTACTGATTTTGCGGATTTGTCTTTTACGAGCGCAACAATCACTGCTTATGGCGCGTTAATTTATAACACCACGCCTGCGCATACTTACTCCAATCCAACGGTTTGTGTATTGGATTTTGGCGGTGCGAAGACGTCTGTTGTAGGAACCTTTACCATTATTTTTCCAACAGCAGATAGTACGAATGCAATTATTCGTATTGCCTGACAGGAGAGAATGTGGCTGATGTAAGCATCGCGCTTGGTGGATTTGGTTCTAAAAGCTGGGGCGAAGCAGCTTGGGGGGAAGGAAACAATTCTGTTTTGGCAACGGGCCAAATAGGGACAGTTACTGTTTTTACTCAAGGAGGAGCTGTTCTCACCGGCGTGTCAGGAACTGGTGAAATAGGCACGGTGCTTGTTGCTGCAAATCAAGATGTTTTTCTTAGTGGAATTCAAGCTACAGGTGTTTTGGGTACCGTCAGTATTTCGGCTGGTTCTACCATTTCGGTAAGTGGACTGCAGGGCACAGGTTCTGTTGGGGTAGTCTCTGTTACAAGTGGCGTAAACGTGTTGTTAACAGGTGTTCAAGCACAGGGATTAACTAATAGTACAGTTCTTATTTGGCAAATAATTGATGATAGTCAATCGGTGGTCTGGACTACAATAGCGGCATAAAGAGGAAAATTAAATGACGATCAACTACACAACCTTACTAGGACTTGCGAAACCTGTTACAGGTACGGAAGCTAACACCTGGGGTGATGCGGTTAATGACCAAATTACGGACTTGCTGGATAGTGCTGTTGCTGGTGCGGCCACAATTAGTTTAACTGCAGGTAATGTTACCTTAACTAGTACAAACGGCGCAGCGGATCAGGCGCGAATGGCAATCCTTATTTTGACAGGAACGCCAGGCACAACGCGAAACGTGGTGGCGCCCTCAAAAAGTAAGACTTATATTGTGGTTAACCAGTCTGACTCAAGCGCCGTGGTTAAGGGTTCGGCGACCACGGGTGTTACGGTTAGATCTGGGCAGGCGGCCACCTGCGTGTGGAATGGGACTGATTTTGAGATTGTGGCTTCGGGCGATGTTGACGGCCCTGCGTCAGCCACGAATACGGCCGTTCCCACGTTTGACGGCACAACGGGCAAACTGATTCAAAACAATTCGGGCGTGACGATTGCTGCTAACGTCGTGACTGCCACTGGGTTCACGGGTGCTTTAAACGGCACAGTCGGCGCGACTACTCCAACAACCGTAGTTGCCACACAAATAGACATTACGGCGCAAGGAGATTTGCGTCTTCAGGACACGACAGGAGGGCAGTATGTAGCCCTACAAGCGCCTAGTACGCTTGCGGCTAACTACACTCTTACGTTTCCTGGGGATGACGGTACAGCAGGTCAGGCGCTGATTACAGATGGCACGGGTGTTTTGTCTTTTTCTTCTCTTACAGTAGGTGACGTAGTAGGTCCTGCCTCTGCCACGGATAACGCCATTGCACGTTTTGATTTAGCTACCGGCAAACTAATCCAGAACTCGCTTGTCACTGTTGCTGACGATGGTGCGATTACCGCGCCGGGTGTCAGTAGTGTCATTCCTTTTTATTATGCCAACCAAGCTGCGTTTCCTAGTGCCTCGACTTACCACGGTGCTGTAGCCCACTCTCACGCAGATGGGGCGATGTATTTTGCTCACGCGGGCGTGTGGACGCGGATGTTAAACGATGGTGGTCCACTTGGCACACCAAGCTCTGGCACAGTCACTAACTTGACAGGCACAGCAAGTATCAACGTCAACGGCACGGTGGGTGCTACGACTCCAAGCACGGGTGCATTTACAAACTTTACAGCTTCTGGAACGGCTAGTTTTACTAGCACAGGGGCGGTAGTGGTTTCTTCTGGAACCACGGGTCAGCGCCCGACACCCGCAACGGCTATGTTTAGGTTTAACACAACAACAGTTAAGTTTGAGGGCTACAACGGAACGGTTTGGGGGTCAATCGGTGGTGGCGCAACAATTACTAACGACACCACTACAGCCTCTAACGTATTTCCTGCATTTTTAAATGCAACCTCGGGTGAAGCCACTGATTTATTTACTTCTAATGCCCGACTGTTGTACAAGCCAAGCACGGGCGAATTACAGTCAACCGCTCTCGTAGCAAGCAACGGTATCGTGGTAAACAGCGCAACAGTCGCAGCCGACTACACCATTTCATCCGGTAACAACGCCATGAGCGCAGGTCCTGTGACAATCAACTCCGGTATTGTGGTCACGGTTAGTTCAGGCTCTGTCTGGGTGGTCGTGTAATGGGACTGCGCCTCAAAGCCTTCGCTCTAGGTACGGTTGAGGTCAACCCTGTTGACACAGCATCTAATGTGTCTGTGAACGTGCAGGCAGCGAACGGCGTGTTGTCGT